GCCTGGCGAGCCATTTCGGCCGACGGACACGAGCCCTGGTGCAGGAACACAGCACGACTCTGGACTACCGGCTGACGATGGACGAACGGGCCGCCACGCGCTGGCGCACGACCCGGGGCGGCGAATACTTTGGCGCAGGCATCCGCGGGCCGATCACCGGCCGCCGAGCCGATCTCGCGATCATCGACGACCCCGTGAAGTCCTGGGCAGATGCGGATTCGCCGATGTCCCGTGAGCACGCCTGGGAATGGTATCGCACCGATCTGCTGCCCCGGCTGAAGCCGCGCGGCCGGGTGGTGCTGGTGATGACACGATGGCACCAGGATGATCTTGGCGGCCGCATTCTGGAGATGGAGCCTGGCTGGACCGTATTGCGGCTGCCCGCGCTGGCTGTTCCGCCCGACCCCATGGGCCGGGCGGAAGGCGAAGCGCTGTGGCCCGCCTGGGAAGATGCCGCCGCACTGATCCGCAAGCGCGAGGCGATGGGCGAACGCGCCTTCGCGGCCCTGTTCCAGCAGGATCCGCGCCCACCCTCGGGCGGGCTGTTCATGCCGGACCGAATCGCCCTGTGCGACATGGCGCCGACAGGCACCGTGGCCATACGCGCCTGGGATTTGGCGTCAGCGCTGCCCGCGCCGGGGAAAGACCCGGACTGGACAGTCGGCTTGCGTCTGGAGCGCGACGCCGAGCAGCGTTTTGTTGTCACCGATATCCAGCGCTTTCGTGGCACACCCGGCCATGTCGAAACCACGATCCTGGCGACGGCAGAGCGCGACGGGCCCGCAGTGTCGGTCGCTTTGCCGCAAGACCCGGGCCAGGCAGGCCAGGCTCAGGCGGCGTATCTGACCCGTCGGCTTGCGGGCTTCACGGTGCGTTGCTCGCCCGAAACGGGCGCCAAGCTTACGCGCGCAGGACCGGTCGCCGCCCAGATTGAAGCCCGCAACCTCAGCCTTGTGCGGGCCGCATGGAACCGCCCGTTTCTGGAAGAATTGCGCGACTTCCCGCATGGCCGCAAGGACGACCAGGTGGATGCGCTGTCGCGCGCCTTCATGACGCTGGTGACGCCCGCCGCGCCGGCCCGGCGACTGCATGTGCCGCTGCTGAGTCGCTAACACGCGTCCTCATCCCGCTTTTGCCAGAAGGTCAAACGATGTTCGACGCGATCTGCGCGCTGATCCCGCGCGACCCGGACTATCCGCCACGCGTCGCCACGCTCGACGTGTTGCGCCGCGTGCTGGCCGGCACTGTCTATGATGTCCTGCCCTATCAGTTCCACGAGGAACGGGGCGCGGGCGGCGAATATATCCCCATCCGCCAGCGACGTCCGTCCATCCGCTACGCCCTTTGCCGGACAGTGGTGGAAGACAGCGTCGCCCTTCTGTTCAGCGAAGGCCACTTCCCGGCCATCGTCTGTGCGGACCTCGATATCCGCACCTTCCTCGCTGACCTTGTGCGCGATGCGGGCCTCAACGCCGTCATGATCGACGCCGCCCTTCGCGGCTCCGTCGGCTCCGTGGCCCTGCTGCTGCGCATTCTCAAAGGCCGTGTTTTTGTCTCGGTCCTCGACAGCCTGTTTCTGACGCCGGTCTGGCGTGCCGATGCACCCGACACGCTGGCGAGCGTGACGGAGCAATATAAGGTGCGCGGCGCGCTGCTGGCGGCCCAGGGCTATGAGATCGCCGAGCCTGCCAGCGACTACTGGTTCATGCGCCGCTGGGACGCCGAGGCGGAAACCTGGTTTCTGCCCTGGCCCGTGGGCAGCACGCCAATCGGCGGCCCGGAGATCGATGCCGCCCGCTCGGTGCGGCATGGCCTCGGCTTCGTCCCTATCGTGTGGATTCGCAACCTGCCGGGCGGAGACGGCATCGACGGCGGTTGTACCTTTCGTGCCGCTGTCGAGACGAGCATCGAAATTGACTATCAACTGTCGCAGGCTGGTCGTGGCCTCACCTATAGCTCCGACCCCACGCTGCTGATCAAGGAGCCGGCAACCACCGATCGCGAGCTGATCAAGGGCGCGGGAAACGCGCTCGTCGTCAGCAAGGATGGCGATGCACGCCTGCTGGAGATCGGCGGCACCGCAGCAAATGCCGTCATCGACTACGTGCGCGTGCTGCGTGAATTGGCGCTGGAAAGCGTACATGGCAACCGTTCCTCCGCCGACCGCATCGCCGCCGCCCAGTCCGGCCGCGCATTGGAGTTGATGAACCAAGGTCTCATCTGGCTGGCCGACAACCTGCGCATCTCCTATGGCGAAAACGGTCTGCTGGCGCTGGTTCGTATGATCATGGCCGCCGCGGAGCGCTACGCCATCACTGTGCTCGGCCGCCCCGCGATGACGATGGAGCCCGGAACACGCCTCTCGCTCGATTGGCCGCGCTGGTATCCGCCGAGTGCCGCCGACCAGTTGGCCGAAGCCCAAACCCTTTCCACGCTTGCCCAGGCCGGACAGATCAGCCGCGAGAGCGCCATCCGCGTGATCGCCGATGAATACGGCATCGAGGATGTGGCGGCGGAACTTGCCCGCATCGCAAAGGAACACCCGAATGACGACTCCTGATACGCCTGCTGCCGATACCGAAACCCTGGATTCGCTTCGCGCTCGCGCGGCGGAGCTGGAGCAGCAGGTGCGTAGCCTCTCGGAACAGGCGCGGACCAACCTTGTGCTGTCGGAGCTGAAGGCCGAGGCCATCCGTGCAGGCATGGTCGATCTCGATGGGCTGAAGCTTCTCGATACCTCCACGATCACCGTTGGTGACCGCGGCGAGGTCACCGGCGCGGCGTCCGTGATGGACCGGTTCCGTCGCGCCAAGCCCTGGCTGTTCGGGGCGGCTTCCAGCACGACCACGGCAGTGCCGCCGCCCTCCCAGCCGCCGCGCACCAAGAGGGCCACCGACATGACGCCGGAAGAATACCGAGCCGCCCGCGCCGCCCTCGTGCGCCGCGTCTGACATCCGCATTCAAACCCTAACCACTCAAGAGGATCGCGATGGGCATCCAGAATTTTCCCGTGGCCTTGCAGCCGATCATCCAGCAGGGCTTCCTGGAGCGCGAGTTCCAGCAAGCGCTGCGCTCCCGCCTCGGCTACCGGGCCGTCGCCGACCGCGAGGAGATCGCCGTCGGCATTGGTGAGACGCTGACCAAGACCCGCGCCGGCCTCAAGCCGAGCGTGACGACCCCGCTGTCACCGGCGCTCAACACCAACCTCGACAACGGCCTCACGACCACGAGCTGGGGCGTGGAGCAGTATACGCTGACGCTGAACTTCTACGCGGCGACAGCGGATCTGAACATGGTGACGAGCCGCGTGGGCATTGCCAGCCAGTTCCTGCAAAACGCCTATACCAACGGCGAGCAGGCGGCGCGCAGCCTGGATGAACTGGCGCGCAACGCCCTGTTCAACGCCTATTTCGGTGGCAATACCCGCGTCAGCACGACGCTCTCCGCCGCTGGCCCCAGCGTGCATGTCGACGATATCCGCGGCTTTCAGAACGTCTTCGTCAACGGCGTCCAGTCTGCCGTCTCATCCAGCAATCCGCTGTCCGTCACCGTCGGCTCCGATATCTACACCCTGATCAGCACAGCGGCGGATACGACCAGCGCCTCCACCTCGCCGAACGGCATTTCCGGGACGCTGACCTTCAGCGAAAATGTGAGCATCGCCGACGGCACCCAAAACAACTCCGTGGTGGCTGCCACCGCGAGTTCGATCCTGCGGCCGGCGGGACGGGGCAATACCTCCCTCATTCAGGCGACCGACACCCTGACCATGGGCAACCTGCTCGACGCCGTCGCGACATTGCGGAAGAATGCAGTGCCGGAAATCGACGGCGTCTATAACTGCTACCTCGATCCCGTCTCGGCCCGTCAGCTCTTCGCCGATCCTGACTTCAAGACCCTGTTCACCGGCGCCACATCGAGCAACGTCGTGTTCCATGACGGCATGGTCAACGACTTCCTCGGCCTGCGCTTCATCCCGACGACGGAGGCCTTCGTCCAGGCACACCCGACGATTGCCGGTCTCTATGTCCGCCGCCCCATCATCTGCGGCCAGGGCGCGCTCATCGAGGGCGACTTCGCCGGGATCGGCGCCGATGACGTGGCGCCGACGGACTCCATCGTGACGATCGTCGACTCGGTCGCCATGGTGACACGCGAACCGATCGACCGGCTGCAGCAGATCATCGCGCAGAGCTGGTACTGGATCGGCGGCTTTTGCGCGCCGTCGGACACGACAACGACGCCGCTCACGATCCCCACCGCGACCAACGCCGCCTTCAAGCGCGCGGTGATGGTCGAGCATGCGGGGTAACCGCCATGGCCAGCGGCAGCATCGCCGCCTTCAGCCCTGAAGCGACCGTCGGCGTCGCCGCCAGCACCACAAGCACACCTGTGGCACTGGGAGGCACCGGGCCCTCCCTGCTTGTCTTCAACGGCAGCAATAGCACCGCCTTCCTATCGCTCGGCGCCAGCACGGCGCTGACGGCCACGACCGCCGACCTGCCGGTCCCGGCCGCGAGCCAAATCCTGCTTGGCATCGGCGCCACCGTCAACGCGGTGGCGGTCATTCTTGATACCGGCACTGGGCCGGTGTTTCTCACCCGCGGTTCGGGCTCGTTCTACTGATGACCAACCCCATGGGCTTCAGCGATGCCGAGAAGACCGACATCCGGCGCTTCTGCGGCTATCCGGCATATGGGGCCGGGCCCTGGGGCTTTCAGGGCTGGCGCTTCTTCCAGGCCTACGGCCTGCTGGAATATCGCATGAACAACCTCTCCTGCGCCGAAGAAGCGGTCTGCCGCACCTATCTCGGCACGCTGCGAGGGTTGGAGGTTGCCGTGCCCGACGCTGGGCAGAACCTTGACACGGACCAGGCCGCCGTCTGGAGCCGCAACCCAGACGAGGTGCGGGACCGTTTCGCGCTCCTCGACGAATGGCGCCGGCGGCTGTGCAGCTTTCTCGGCGTCCCGCCAGGACCCGCCTTCGCCAATCCCGGCATCACGCTGGTGGTGTGATGGACGCTGCACGACTGAACGACCGCGTGGCGCGCGGCATGGGACAGGCCGCCCTGCACCTCGGCGAGATGTACGAGGCCTTCCGGCCACGGGACCCGATCTGCCCCTTGTCACCTGCCAATCGCCTGCTGTGCCTCAACGCAGCGTTCCATTCCGAGGATAAGGACTGGAATCGCAGCGCACGCTACGACCAGCCGCTTTGGTTTGCCGTGCATGACACCGCGTATACGCGGCCTGGCGACTATCTTCGCGGACCGGGGGGCATCTTTTTCATTGCCGCCCAGCCACCGCTGCTGCCGACGGTCTGCGTGCTCACCAACCGTGAGGTGATGTTCACCCGCGCCGATGGCGCCCGCAATGCCGGCAGCAATGGCTATGGCGGCGTGCAGCAGCGCGAGGACACCCTGCTCCTCGATCGCTGGCCGGCAAGCGTTCTGATGGCGAGCGCGGGGGCCCATAACGCCGGCGCATTACCTGGCGAACCCGGACCCGCAAGCTGGATCGTGCGCCTACCGGCGCTCCACGGCCCGCGCGCGGTCGAACTGCGGCAGGATGATCTGATGATCGATGAGACGGGCACACGCGCGGTGATCAGCGCGGTCGAGCGGACCGAGCTTGGCTGGCGATTGACGGCGACACAGGCGATAACCTGATGGCTGACCAATCCGACGTCGAGAATGCGCTGGTCGCAACCATCACCGCGACCCTCTATCCCAACGGGACAACGGCGTCCTCGGTCATTTGCCAAGGCGCGATCACTATCCGCGTTTATCGGGGTTGGCCGGTCAGCACCGCGCTGCATGCCGATCTGGCGGAAGGCATCGTCAATGTCAGCGTCTTTCCAAGCGGCGAACCGCGTGACACCACGCGCTATCCCACCAACTGGAACGTGACGACCGCGACGATACCCAGCCTCACCGTCTCTGTTGCGGCGAACGTCGTGACGTTCGGCGGCACCACGGCGGCCGGACAGATGGCTGGTCTGTCTGTTGACGGTGCGACGTACGTCTATCTTGTCCAGCCAGGGGATACGACCGCATTGGTGGCCGCAGCGCTGGCCGCCCGGCTGATCGCCGCCGGGCTTCTTGTTCAGATCTCCGGCGCCGCAGTGACGATCCCGAGCGCCGCGAGGCTCATCGCCCGCGTCGAACAGGCACAGACCGCCTACCGGGAAACCCGCCGCCAGCGGCAAAGCTTTCGTGTGAGCTGCTGGTGCCCGGCCCCACTGCTGCGCGACCAGATCGCGTCCACGATCGACGCCGCGATCGCGAATATCGCGTTCCTGCC